TCGGGGGTTTCTGGGCATTTACACAAAGCACAGAGCCCGCCTGCGAATTCGTGCCCGCGGCCTGCATTGCACAGTTTGTCACCCTGATCGTTGTATTTTGTTCGCTCGTTACGTGTGCTCATCTCCGTTCTCCTTCTCCCCTTGCCGGGGGTCATGACTGCCGTCTAGCGGACGGCTACGCCAATAACACAACTACTGCCAGCAACACCAGCACTCCTACTACAATCCCGCAAATCAGCTCATCGATCTTGTTTGTGTCCATGCACATTTAATAAAGCAACCGCCATGCCAAGAAAATTACCCAAATTCCCCAATGTTTCCGCTACTGTACAAATCCGTACAACAGTCGTTTTGTAAAGATTATCGACACCCCTTTTGTAAATTGTGGTGAATAAGTGGGTTAAACATGCGATAAAATTGAGCAAAAACTGCAAGGCTAAAAGTGTAAAGAATCTCGACGGGGGTTTACAGTTTGCAAATAATATGCGACCGGTTGTAAGTAGTGTTGACAAGCGCGAGAAAAGAGAATATCAGTAGCAAATGTTCCCGACCGCGGTTCGCTACCGTTGTCAGTTCCCCTCGGGGGCGGGGCCGCTCCACCGGCTCCGTCCCCTCGCACGTGGAGGTGCAAATTGCAACATTCCGCTCCTGGCAAAAAATTAAATCCCCTGATCTCCGCTCACACCGCGCGCATTTACGCGGTGAATCCCGTGCGTTACAAATCCATTTGCCGATTCGTGTGGCACTACCAAAAAGCCGGCTGGCCGGATGAGGCTATAGCGGGGGCTTTTGAGCTAGCCGGCGAATCAATCCACATGGCGGATAACTGGTGGGCTTACTGCGCCAAGCTGCTGCCGAAGGCCAAAGGGCGGGCAAGCGAGCAAGAATCCCAACTGCATAAAACCGAATTCGGACAGATTGCCGGCGAGTTCGTCGAATTCCTGCGGCAGAGGCAGGCGAGATGAGCAAGCAAAGAGCACCGAATAGTTGCGGGTGGGCAGACATGGCTCGCATCGATGCCATGTTTAAAAATCCTGAAAAGTATAGTGCCGAGCTGGACTCGCTTAAGCGGTGTGTGTCGCGGGCCACGCTATCGGGTTGGCGCAATGCGATAGAAGGCAAGAAATATGTTTACTTAAGTAAACATATGCACGTTTCGCCAACTCACGTAAGAGAGATCGTCAGATTCACCGATGATGAAAAGGATCGTAAGGTTTGGATTGACCACTGCGAAACAGAAAAACTTACACTCAAAGACTTACACCAAGAGCTTTTAGCCGCCAAAATAGCGACAAGAGAAAAAAATTATCCGGCTCCCGTAATTCACCGATCGGATGCAGTCAAATTTATTGGCACAATAAAAGATCGCTCTGTTGATCTTCTACTGACCGACCCTCCCTATTCGACCGATGTTGAAGACATTGAAGTCTTTGCGGGTTGGTTGCCCGAAGCGTTGAAAAAGCTAAAGGCCACTGGCCGAGCCTATGTATTCATTGGCGCTTATCCGAAAGAAATCGCAGCCTATCTATCCGCAGCAATGCCGACTCAATTGCTTGTCTGGTCGTACAATAACACTCTCGGGCCGGCGCCATCGAAAGAATACAAACTCAACTGGCAAGCAATTTTATATTTTCAAGGCGAAAACTCCGAGCCTTTAGACTGCCCGGTTATGAATGAGCAGTTTGCAGCGCGAGAAATATCAGCGCCAGACGGCCGGCATGGCGATGGCCGATGGCACGCATGGGAGAAGCCCATCGGTTTAGCCGAGGCATTTATTAGGCACTCAACAAAAGAAACCGACAGTGTTCTTGATCCGTTTTGCGGCACGGGGACTTTTGCATTGGCAGCGGCGAAACTCGGGCGCCTAGTGATGGCCTGCGAAAAAGACCCTGAGATGTTGGAGATCAGCAAAAAGCGGGGATGTGATGTCAAACAATTGGCGGCATGACTTATCAAAGAGTGCTGCTGACCTTGAAAGGCTAGTGTGGCCGGTGATTCGTCCCTGGCTTGGCGGTGGCGAGTTGTACCCTGTAGAGGCCGTTACGACTACAGAAGCAGCGAAAGACCTGGATATATTCGCTGGTATAGACGCCTGGCACGTTCAACGCGACCGTGGCCGAATGCGCGGCATAGCCAGCAGAGTTCAATGGACGCCGGCGCCATTTCCACCCTTCAAAACATTTACGATAAGGACCGCGAGAAGAAGTCATGCGACTGAATTAGAGAAACGTCTTGCGCAACTTAATTCAGATGGTGGGTGGTTGTTGCCAGCAATAACTGTACAGGGATATATTCGTAAAGCTGACGATGGGGCTTTGCTTTATTGTTGCTGCATCGAAACAAAAAGTTTGTTTTCGGTTATCGAAAAATGTCCTGAGGTTTTGTCTGATCCTATTGAAAATAACGATGGCAGCAGTTCTTTCCAGTATGTGCAAGTCTGGAAGTTGAAACAATACGGTTGCAACGTTAAAGAATACGTTTTTGATGATAGATCGGGCTAGGGATAGATCAACTGTGGAAATAGACTATCAAAAAATCTTAATAGGGTTCACGTTTGCAGCAAGTCACCATCCCGCCACTTTCGAGCGATGCAGGATAGGATCATTGCTGATATGAAATGTGAACAAGCTGGAAGGGTAAGGGATAGACGACCCCTGCACTCTGAGCCGGGAACGTGTCCGGTTGCGCTAGCAGGTACTTCGGAACGCCGGCATAGGCGGCCTAGACCCCCTTGTCCTGAATAATGCCTATGACTGTCAAAACCTATACTGTGGCTCCAAACGGCATCATTCTTTCTTTCTCGCCTTAAGACTTAAATCTTAAGGACTCTTTCTTTCTGTCCGCTAGAAGCCAAAGACAGGAGAAGGGCCGAGGTAGTTGGGATGCCGGTGGTGGACAGGCAGGGGTACAGGGCCTCCGGGTAGAAGAGCTATGTCCGAATTATGAAACGATCTTCCACCATCAAGCCGCTGCGTCGTAACCTCCCCGACTTCCGCAACAAAGAGCGCGGCAAGGCATCTCTGAAAGCCATGATCGAGCAGATAGAATTGCTGGATCAGAAAAAGCAGCAAGGCCAAGTTCAGCTCGCTCAACACCGCTGGTCGACAAGCTCCTCGCCGACATCCAAAAAGGCAAATCATGATTCAAATCGACATGGGCATCGGAAAGCCCCGCTGCGGTATCATCCTCGATGGCCATGACGTGGTAATCATGGCGCCGCCTGCGGTCGGGAGTTCAGGACCATCAAGGCCCTCAACCCGCACCAGGTCAAAAAGCACGGGGTGAGGCTGTTTGCGTTGACAAGGGGGAAAACGAGGAGTAAGTAATCAATTTGGATCAATAATGCCATGCCATTTCAGCCGGGACATAAATTAGCACCAGGTGGAAAACGCGAGGGCGCGGGGATGATCAGCGCCGAGGAGCGATTGATAACCGGCAAAATCACAAAGCGATTGCTCCGCCGCCTAGAAAAAGCATCCGATAAAATCATGAAGAGTTACATACAGTTAGCTGCTGGGCGCAAAGTCCGGCACTACAACCAGCAGAACGGTGAGCATATTTACACAGAGTTCGAAGCCGATGCGCCAACCACCCGCCACGCGATTGACAAATTTCTCGCTCCCGCCAAGCAAGAAATCGAGCTGTCCGGCACATTTAAGGTAGTAAAAATGGACAGTTACGACCCTGATAATGAGATCGATGTGACGCCGAGAAAGACCATAACGTCCGATAAATAGCTTTATGAAGCAAACCATAAAGTAAACTACTATTGACATTTGCTCTTGGTTTTGTTATATTACCCTCCAATAGAAAGGTAAACTAATGGAGGGCACAATGAGGCAAAGCAAGTTCAAAACACAAGATGTTGTGGTTATGCTCACTGAAAATCGTCTTACTGTGACCCAGGTAGCCAAGCTGCACGGAGTCACTCGTCAGGCAATTTGGAAAGCACTAAAACGTGCGGGGTTGGACTTATCTGGGCGGTATTGGGTTGCTGTGGTCTGCGCCTTCTGTTCCGCGCCGATCCGTCGTCGCTGGTCACACGCTGCTCGCGTGGAGGACAACTACTGCAATCGGGAGTGTTACTTCGCCGACCTGGAAAACCCAGGTCATAAACAGTGGCGACAGGGGTCTCGAATCGCGCGAGCAATTGTTGCGCAGTATTTCCCCATGGGGCGGCTCCCCGATGGAGCCATCGTGCACCACAAAGATGGCAACGATAGGAACAACGATAGGGCCAACCTCTTGCTTCTAGCCTCCCAGGCGGATCACATTGGGATTCATCGCAGCAAGAAAGATATCGCCGTCTTATGGGACGGCGCCGGGTTTTAACGTGGCAAAACTCACGATCTTACTCACCTTGTTCCTCGCCGGCTGCTCCGTTCCAGCCCCCCGGATCTACCACCAGGCCGGCGCCGAGGTCCGCGTGTACCCGACCCAAGCGGCGCTGATGGCCGCCCTACCGCCCGTCCTCCGGGCGATCGGCGGCATAGCCCGAGTCCATGGCTGGTATGACAAGGGTAAGGGGATAATCCATGCCATAGACATGTCTGGGGTAGTAGAGCACGAGCTGCGCCACCACACCGAGCCGGGATGGACCCATCCGGTTAGTTGCGTCCGGCTGCCCTGCGAGGATGCCCGCTGATGGCCCTAGCGTTCACCTGGGCGCGTTTTCGGCTTCCGGGAAGGGTATAATGCCACCCGACCCCCAGGAAACGATCATAAAATATTGGCCGGGCGCCACGGCTAGACGCGCGCATCAAGGGCACGTCAGGGTCCGTTACGCATGGGGGCCGATCCGTACGGGCAAATCTGTCTGGCTCTGCTGGCGGTTCTATTACCTAGCCGTCCGGGCCGCCAAGTTGGGGATATCCCTACGTGGCGTCATTCTCCGCGACACCTACCGCAACCTCAAGGATACCACGCTAGCGACCTGGGATCAGTGGTTCGGCCCGCTCTGCGAGACGATCGAGTCCATCCCTCGGACCTCTAGGTTGCACCTACCCGATACCAAGATCACGGCAGATTTGATGTTTAGGCATGGTCAGACCGCCGCCGAGGCGTCCAATTTCCTCTCCCTGGGCGTCGGGTTTATCGGCCTCGAGGAGGTCGCACCGGCGTTCACGGTGTCCGGGATCGTATCGCCCGGGATCGCTGAGGAAGTGTTTGACATGGCGTTGGGTAGACTGGAGCAGACCGGCATCGCCGAGCCTGAGCTGTGCATGACGAGTAACCCGCCGCCGATTCACCACTGGGCATCTAAGCGGCTGATCGACGTCGACCCCGCCAAGCTCGCGGCGCAAAACTGGCAACACTACTGGTTCCCGCCTGAAGAAAACCAAGCCAACATCCGGCCGGGGTTCTATGAGGAGCTGACCAGGTTCTGGCCCGAAGACATGATCAAACGATTCGTCAAGGGCGAGCGGATAGCCATGTACCCCGGATTGCCGGTGTACCAGAAAGATTTTAGCGAGCGCATTCACGTTGTTGACAGCCTCAAGCCGATTTCCGGGCTGCCTCTCATTCTCTGCGTGGATAGTTCGGGTCTGACGCCCGCCGCGCTGTTCACCCAGGTCGATCACAAAGGCCGCTGGCTCTGGCTCCGTGAGCTGCAAGGCGGGTTCGTTGACGGCAAGCTGACTGAGCAGATAGGCCCGGTTAGGTTCGCCGATGAGTGTAAGGCCGTGGCCGCCGAGTATTTCCCCGGCTACACATTCAAGACTGGCTGGGGAGATCCGTTTGCGCTTACAGCGAAGGCGAGTACCGGCCATCTCAAGTCTGATGAAAAGAGCTGGCAGGAGATATTCAAGGCCAACGGGTTCGACCTGCAACCTGGGGTCAGGTCAATCACCGACCGCATCGAAGGCGTTAGGGAGCGGCTAAACAAGATGATCGAGGGCACGCCTGGCGTTCAGATCAACCGGCAAGGTTGCCCGCTGGCGATCGAGGCGCTATCGGGTGGGTATCGTTGGGGGCTGGATGTTAACGCGAGCCGGGTGATGGGCACCGAACCCCAGGAGAACCAGTTTACGCACGTCATGGATGCCGCTGGCCATGCCGCACGAAAGATTTTCCCGCTGGTAAGAGCCTACGCGCCCAAGGAGTACACGCCGCCTCGGTTGCCGCCGAGTCCGATGGCTAGTTGACGCGCTTGACACACGGCGAGGCGAGGCGTAAGAGTGAAATCAAATAGGAGTAAGCCAATGATGAATGGAGAAGATCAGCTCTGCCTCGAAGGTGACTTTGCCGAACCGTTCATGAAACTCAAGGTCGGCGATCGTGTGCCGATCGAGTTGGACGCCGTGTTGATTTCGGCCGAGCGGCGCCCGTCGATGGACGCGATGCCGATGGACCCGGACTCCAAAGGCAACGGCAAAAAACCTACACAGAAGGCATATGTGAAATTCGTTCTTCGCTCCGTCAATGGTGCTGGCGAAAACAAAGACGAGGCCGTTGACGAAAAAGACGACTACGCCAATATGCCTAGCGAGATGTTTGAGAAGCGAGTCGCCAAGAACAGGGGTTATCCCGGAGGTTAACGATGGAGTCCGATCAAGACATGGCCCCTTCCGAGTATCGGCTAACCGTGGGGGAATGGACCTGCGATGGCACGATACAGGGTGCCACGCTGGAGGAAGCGCGGGAGTTGCTGGTCGAGCAGGCTGAGGCGCTAATGGCGAAATGCTCCGAACGTTCCTGTGCCTACGGCGACCCGCTGCGTCCGTGCCAAGATGGAGATCCGTGCCATTACCAAGCTACAAAAAAACACTATGGCCATGAAACCTCCTGAGCATGGCGAATCAATAGAAGATATCAATGCCTGAGATTACCGAATTGAAACCCACCGATATTGCTAAAATGTCACATAGCGAATTTAAAGCGCTGGTGGCAAAAAACACTGATTCTAGGCAATACGAGATTTTGTGCCCCAATTGTGGCCAGTGGTCGCGTGCCTCCGATTGGGGTGATGAAGTGGAGGCATATTGCGAGGATTGCGGGTGCCACGCTGCCTTAATGTGCCCCATGTGTCATGGGGTGACAGATGTAATTCTACATGATGTTAGCCGGCGGATTTGTATACTGTAACACGTCAGATTGGGAATTCTATGAACCCCCGTCACCGCGTCCGCAGCCTCGTTACCCCGAAGCGAGATCCCACAGCGGACTCCTTCGCCAAGTTGTTGGACACCCACGACGGCAAAAACAATCCTGCACCCCGTAAGCTGCCCCCGATGGACCTGAAGCAGGCCATGCAGGCGTTGATTCTTGCTACCTCGAAAGAGCCGTGCTACCTCTGCGAGGGCGTTCCGCACTGCGTGGATATTTACAATGTGCCCAATGGTCTCAACGCGCTCGGGCAAAAGTTAATCCTGTACACGTTGTGCTTTGCGTGTAAGGCTGATGTTACGAGCAAAGGCAAGGCGGAACTAAGACTGGTTCGAACCTTGCAGGCTGAGAATGTGATATGCAATTAGCGGATTGAGATATGCCGGTCTCGATCAAAAAGAAAGGCTCCCGCTATCAGGTCCGCACGCCGAACAAGGTTCACGCCAAGGCAACCACGAAGAAAAAGGCGGACGCTCAGGCGCGGTTGTTGAACGCCGTGGAGCATAGCGATTGGAGACCGACCAAGAAGAAGAAATACCTGGAGGATCTATGACGGTGACTCGCCGCTCATTCCTGAAGCTCCTGTTCACGGTGCCGATGATACCACCGCTCTTCCGCCAGCCGGGGAGGCCCCGTCATGCTTTCGGCAGTAGGAAATCACGAGAACGCGCGAAGTCTATCAAATTTCGGCGTTACTCCAGATTGGCAATGAGCACCGAGCCGCTCATAGAGGGGGTTGCACCCACTGGGGAGCTATTAGCGCAGTGGGGTTACAGAGATCGTTAAGGGCACCCCGATGGATTATGATAAATTGCCTCGTGAGTTTTTTGTGAAGGATTTATAGATGCGTCTATCTACTCTCATAGAACTTCGCCGCCACTTTCGCGCGATTGATGTTGCGTTGAAGCAGGAGATCGAGGCGGAGAAAAAGCCTGCGCAACTTGCCCGGACGATAAACGAAATGCTAGAAACGCCAGTGGGTAAACGTCTACAAGAACAGACTCGACAAGTGGAGGGGTCCACTAAATGCTGACTGTTAAATTGGTTAACGACGCACTCCTTGAGATTGCTCAAGAATATATTCCATTAGCTCAGACCGGGCGTGCTTGGCTGGGAATGTGCCCGTTTAATAAATTCGATGGTATTACCTTAGCTCTCGATAGGCGACGTTTTCATTGTTTCAAATGCCGCCGTGGCGGTTCGGCGGCTGTTTTTCTCGCTATATTGGCAAAGCAGAACAAATTGCAAAACTTTCGTAATCTTCGAAGTCCGAATGGAAAACGCGGTCGAACGGCATGGAACCCGGCTGAGCGCGCCGTTGAAAAAGATCGCAAACAAATTCGTCAATATGAAACAAATTTACTACTTAGGGAATCATTTTTAATCCGAAAACGTAAGGAGGCCGCTTCCCCTACATGATAAGCTTAAAAATTTACCGCGTGTTAAACGACCAAGGGAAGAAACATTTTACCGTATGTGCAGATAGGAAGATGTACACGATCCGCAAACATGTATGGGTTTCGATTCCAGAGGCGGTTGTGACGGCAATTAACTGCGCTAATAAAATCTGCCCAGTGGACAGAATCCATTATGCAATAAAGGAGGTAGTCTCCCCTCAACAAGGGTCCGCTGCTATGAAAGTCTAGTGCCGCTCAATCTCGATCCCCGCGAGCTTGTCAGTTTGCAGCGCGGCCGCGATGCGTTTCGCGGCCGCGGTGCCCGCGAAAAAAACGACAAACTTAAGTCTCAGTCCTCCGAAGTCCTTGATCAGATAACGTCGATCCGTCAAGCCACTCAGTCCAACTACAAAGCGACCGAACTGTGGCGTAACATGGGCGCAGAGTCCTACGACTTTGTCGAAAATAGACAGTGGGACGAAAAAGACCTTGCTTACTTGCGTAGCCCGGAAGGTGGGCGGCGTCCAGCAATGACCTTCAACAAGGTCCTCCCCCAGATTCGCTTACTCAGCGGCATGGAACGGCAGAACCGGGAAGAGCTGCGCGTCTTTCCGCGTGAAGGCTCCGACACTCAGGATGCCGACATCATGACGGGACTCGTCAAGTACGTTCTGGATGAGAACCTCTCGCCGTGGCA